AACCACTTTTCAGGTTTAATCTTTTCAGATGTCTTGAAATCAATAACCGCTAATTCTCCTTCGTATTCACCGATGCAGTCCACTCGTCCGGCTAGTCCTAGGTACTCTGAATAAAGAGTTCTTTCAATAGCATGTACGTTATTTATCTTATCTAGATATGGCTTAGCATGATGGAACATGAATTGAGTTGCAGGACGAAAGTCATCCCAATTCAATTCAAGATTCATTAAGTATGCCTGCGCTGCTTCATGGAAGTCAGTTCCCCGTGCAGTTGCTTTCTTAGTGATGCGATTTGCTTCTTCAATACCAACTCGCTTCCTCCACTTCGCAAAGATCTCTCTGTTATAGAAAGATGTCACAGACGTAATAGAGGGCACCCACTGTCCATCAGGAAGATTATAGAAGCGGATACCCTGGGTTTCTTTTTTGTTTAGTTCAATGTCACCTAGAAAATTATGATGAATGAAGTTCATAGATTAAGTTCTGTTTTTGCAAGCAGGTATTCTTTACACAATCCAGAGCGAACAATATCTTCAACTCCAAATTCAATAATATCAACGGAAGGCATGACTCTCAGAATATTCATGAAGTCATGAATACCATTTCTTTCATTCTGTTTTACCAAGTCAGTCTGAGTAGCATCACCACAGAACATGATCTTAGTATCTTCACCAACCCTAGTAATAATACTATCAAGTTCATGAAAATTCAAGTTCTGATATTCATCAACAATAATAATCGCCTTATCAAGAG